ATCTTCCTGCTGCAAAGCGAAGCAAGCTGTTCCGCCGAAAGCCCCCCGTTGTCGCTGGTCTCAACGAATACGGGGGCGACTGCCCCGCTAGACATTTCACTTGTGATCACGCGGACCCCCTAACACCATTCCGATAGTTGTCAGAATTCACGTCCTGCATGGAATACCGCACGAGCGAAGCGAGGGCTTCCTTGTAGCGGGTATCGTAGAACCGCATGATATCCTCTTCACCCTTCAGGTAGGTGTAAGCCTCGACCAAGCAGGCATAAAGAAGGGCAGCTTCGGCGTTCGTACTCAGCCAAGTGGTTGTGTTGCTCGAGGATAGCTGCGCTGGCTTATACTTGTAGTTTATCTGGACCGTGTACGCGGCATCCGGCACTGGACCCAAAATAAAGTTTGAGGCGTCAAAGTGCCCATAGTACTTGGGCTGACCCGTGACATCCGTGTCTGGGTATGCCTCCCGCATGAACGAAACATCCTTGGGCAGCAAATATGTATACTCGTTACCCGCAGAAATGATCGCCATAGATAGAACGGAGAATAAATCCCCCGGCTTCGACAGATAGGTCGTGCCGACGCTCGTCGTACCCGTTGCGCCCTTTCTGAAGTCAGGGAGATCAATGTCGAAAAAAATACGGTTCTCAGCCTGACCAATAAACGTATCGATATTGTTGACGAAAGAGGTCTCTGCCGTCTGAGTGTAATCTTGCAGGGCTGTGGAGAGTTCAGAATAATTCATAGCGCCCTCAATGCATAAAGTCCGGGTGGTGTTCCATGTTATTCAGACTGAGCAAAAGAGAGATATACCGCCCGAACCACATGGCATGGTCATCATTGGCGAACCCAGAAAACTCAACAATAACACGCGAGTCCATGTCCTCCGTTGCCGCCGCATCAACAGTTGTCCAGTAAAATAAACCCGGAGCTTCCGCCGCCTCCTGCATTTTCTGAAGTTCTTCTTTCGCCAAGATCATGCTCAGGACACCTGAACGGTAACAGAACCGACTTGACCAGACGCCTGCAAGCTCGTTTGAGTTGAGAATCCGTAGAGCGCCTCCAAGCTATTACGATCCCCCACAGGGTCCCAGTTCGCAGACGCATTTGAAGAAGAGTCAACGCGACTATCTGGACGCGCCGCCCTTAGCGCCTGAGGATCGTCAACCGGGAACCTGCCAAGCCAGTTTTGGGGATGATCGGGGTCAAGCATATCCTTGCCAACCCGCAAGCCTGTTCGCTTCCCATCCTGAACCTCGAAAACAAGGTCTTTCAGCTTGTATGTGAAGCCGCTCCTGTCGCAGATACCAAGCGCATACTTATCTGAAGCATACGAGGACATCAGAAGCCATACCCGCCGGGAATCAACTGAACCCCCGCCTTAACGCGGTCTTCAGCGGCGCATAGAGAAAACTGCTCCTCATACACCTCTTTTAGGAGACCGACCCGTCCTTGGGCCTCAGGCCTCTTCATGGCGACGTAATAGGCCAGACCAGAGGTCAAGGCGGGAAGCCAGCGATCAGGGGCGTCGTAAGTGTTGGACCCGGCAGTTCCGACATCCTGAATGCGTTTAATACGCAAAAACACCAAAGTATAGGTCTCAGCGTCGTCTGGAACAGGCCAGAGCGTGTAATGTGGGGCGGTGGTCCTCTGGATATAAATCTGTAGAGGCTTACCCTGAGACAACTTGTTTGGAATGTTCTGATAGGTGGACGGGCTGACACGCACCAAGCTGCTATCCGACTGAGTATTCACGTCGCCCGCATTGGTACGAATGTGATGCTCAAGGAGATCGATGGTCCCAGAAGGGAAGTTGTACGTTGCAGTGCCCGGAGTAATAGCCTGCGTGCCCTCTTCAATGGTCCAGAGGTTGAGCCCACGATTGATCCATTCCAGAGACATCAGATCAAGGCTGCGGCGAGCCGTCTTGAGATCGTAACCGCCACGCATCTCAAGGCCAGCCCGCTCGTAGGCCTCCTCACAGATATCTACGATATCCAGAGTAAAATCTGATGTCCCGCTAGTCGCCATTTAAGTTACTTGCCCTTCCGCTTGCTGCCGCCGCGCATCATAACTTTTTTCTTGGAACCGCCGCGCATCATGGTCTTTTTCATCGGACCCTTGGAGCCGCCGCGCATCATAACCTTCTTCTTGGGACCCTTCATGCCCCGCTTACCCGCCATCGCCATCACTCAATCTCCTTCTGTGTAGCACTAGGGTTTCATAAAGATGATCTGCAAAATGATTATAATACCCAATCGCTTCAAGCGCCATACTTGCTTTGTTGAGGCCGCTTAGAGATTGAATAAAGACCATCATGTAGTCTTCGTCTATTGCTGACTCCCAGTCGTTATCAACTAGAAACTCTTCCTCATCGGACGGCGGATAGTCTGGGTGGAACAGCATGAGATGAAGATCGCGATGGACATTCATCCAGTTCCAAATCTGGACCCACCTCTCCCACAAAGACTGCCTGCCTAAGTTAAAATTAACCCAAACAGCCACATCAAATAGTTTCGGGTCGAAACCATCTATTATCTGCCTAAGGTCTGATGGCCCCTCACCAACCCAAACATCAACCCTTCCCTTTTCCCAAGCCGTCTCCGCGTAAGGACATGCCTTTAGCCCGGACAGGTGGGGATTGCCCACCTCAAGAACATCACGAGACCAGCCCCTGATGTCCTCAAGAACCGCTCTCTCTCTGTGGTTCATTTGCGCTTTTTCACGCGCTTCTTACCGCCCCTTACCTTTTTAAGGTCTGCCCCCGTTATCTTGTTTCTTGGGGGAGCAACACGGGCCAGTTTTTTCTGCTTTGGAGAATATTTCGAGAAAGGCATCTTTCGGTTACCCTTTAGCTGGCTCCCCATCTGAGAGCGTGTGTTAGCCACTTCTGTGCCTCTTGGTCTTTCGGGCTATCTTTTTGGGCTGAGGAACGTACTGCTTCCCCTTCTTTGTCCCACGGCGCTTCGCGGCAGATGTCCTTCGGTATTCTTCAGGGCTGAGAGATTTGATGGCGCTTGTCGGGAGATATCGCTCGCCTGTAGCCTTCGGTCCCTGCGTAGACGGCTTGCCGGACTTTGTGCGCCACTTCTGCTTTGTCCACCTGTCTAGGCTCTTTTGGGGCTTTCTCTTTGCCATCAGTCTTTGTACCCACCGCCAGCCTTTTTATAGGCTGAGGCCAGCATCTGAGCCTTACGCGCACTCCACTGTCCGGGCTTGCCACCCTTGCCGCCCGCCTTGATCTTGTTGAACAGGCGCTTACGCATCGCTGGCTTGGTGTAGTTGCCAGCCTCGTTGACTCTACTTTTCTTCTTTGCTTTCATGAGTGTGTAGCGATTTTGAACTTAGCTTCTTTTACTGCACCAGGATGTGGCTTGTAATCCCCCTTCATAAGGAAGTACCTGCCACGATCTTCCATCCAGTGATATCCACTTGGTGGTTGGACGTTTACAGTCTTGGTGCTAACCTTAAGCTTTCCTCCTTTGTTGTACTTGACAGCGTTCATTACCACTTCACTTTGTTTGCCCAGTACGCAGCGCTTGTCGGCCCCTTAGCGATGTTCTTTCTGTGACGCGCCTTGAAGCTCTTGCGCTTAGCCTTCATACGGTCTGACTCGCCAGCCTTAGGTTTACCTGCCGTCTCAGCCCCCTGCTCTCCGAAGCGGATGATCTTAATCTTACCTCCATCACGGACGGCTACGATGTGAGACTTCTTTGCACCAGGAGTTCTCTTGGGCTTGTTCAATCCCTTGAGTCCAAATCTTTTAAGCTTCTTCTTTACGTCCATAGTACAAATATATTAAAGACTGTCTGAGTGAATCATACCGCAACCATACAGCAGATCGTCAGCTTTGTCTGCGTCACTTATTGATGAGTCTCCAAAGAAGCTAATGTACTTAGTGAACCCCTGCTTCGCCCAATCTACTGCGCCCTGAATCGTTTCAAAGTATTCTTGAGTGTCGTCAATAACAAGGGCGTACCCCGAGGTTATCTTATTCCCAGTATCTGTGGCTGTCTTAGGCATCAGTAAATAGAATAGTATGCGTTTATATCTGTCATCACGGTGTCTCTGTTCGGGAGAGTGGTGTCTGACCAAAGAATAACCTCAGAGGCCACCCCTTCGTACTGACCAGCTCCATTGTCAGATCTTCTGCCAAGAGCCACAAGGATGTTTCC